GCAATGGTCAACACTGCGCCAACATAACCAATCTGCCAGTTAGGCAGCGTGGACTCAAAGCCAGTGAACGCAAACTCAGCCTGATCGTGGATGTACATGCTGAGGTAGTTCGAGTTCAGCAAGTACAAGGTGCCTTCTGGGCAATAGGGATCAGGATAAATCGGCACACCTGCAACCATGAGCGCACGGAAACCAGACGTTGGGCCTTCTTCACCGCTTGCAAAGTTGCTGCCAGGGGTGATCATGTAGGTTTCTTGGCCTACAAAGTCTTGCGCCAACAGTGTCCAAGTGCCAAAGCCGCAAACACCAAAGGAAGGCACCTCAGCACCGTTTTTCACCGTTCCAGAGATGTACTGGAGGATGTTTTGACGGGTTGGGTTAACGCTACCTGCGGCGTACTCTTTAGAACCCCACCAAGCATAGGTTGAGCGGTTCAAGCCACCATAGGTGCCTGCCGAATCAACTGCAATGGGCAATCCAGTGAATTGCTGTGCATTGCTGGTGTTGTTGTAAAGCGCTGTTGCCATGGCATCCATCATGACGTTGGTCGCATCGTTCATGCGAGCCTCAATCAAGGGGATCACAGCATAGTCTTGCTGAACAGCACCTTCCATACCGAGGAACGGCACGGGTGCGATCATCAGCTTGAGGTTGAACTCAGCGTTGTAAGCACCTTGCTGAACGCTAGGCTGTGCAAACGAACCGCTGTAGTCTGACCACTGCGCGTTGACAAACTGAGAACCCTGTACCGGCACGGTTACAGACGACACACCGCCAGAGGCAGTCTGCGAGTTTGCAAGCAATGCAGCAAGCAGGGGAGTTGAGTTGTAAAGCTGGACAACCAGTTTCGGAATGAAAGCCCTACGGGTAACGTAGGTCAGTTCATTGTACTGACTGGTGCCTGCTGTTGGGATAATACCGCCACCAATAGGCATGATAGGTTCCTTTTAAGAAACAGACCTAATTAACGAAGTCCAATCGGGCGAGACTGGTTTCCCTGTCTTAGCTCGTTGAGTGCGCTCGCCGCTGCTTCCCTTGCCGCCGCTGCCGGGTTCTTCAAATACTTCTGAAAGTCATTGACCTTCGAGGTAATTGGCGAATTACTGAATGCTGGCGTAGGCTTATCAGCCTGGCGCATCCAGTTGTAGTACTCAGCAGCCGACTCATGATTGCTGATGCCCTTTTCAATCATCAATTTCTCGATGGCTTTGACATCATCATCTGATTCGGCAAGACGTTTCTCCTTCAACGTATTTCTACGTCTTTCTAACTCAGTGCGAGCGTCCTTCTCTTTCAATTTCGCTTCCAATTGTGCAATGCGATTTTGCTGCTCGCTAATGGCATGATTGGTTCGATCTTCAATCTCAAGTTCAGGAACAGGAAGGTCGGGATGTGCTTGCTTGGTCAATCGCAAAAACTCCTTTCGGGTCTTTGGATTTTCAGCCAAGGCTTTCGCCAAGGCAGCAAGTTCATCTCGTGCGTCAGGGGTAAGGTTTTCTAGCGACATTGTTTTTTCAGCCGTTTAAAACAATTAGTTAAATGACACGCTTGGTGTCACCGGGTTTGGAAAGCGTCATCTGGTTTTTAGTAACCTTGTTCGCTCCACTCAGACCACCAAACGGCTCATACCGAGGTGGGTTGTAAATCTGACCGTTCTTTTGCTGGTTGTCCGTCGGACGACGGATGGTGCCAGCTTTAGGTTTAAAAAGTTCCATCGCTATCTCCTAGATAGGTAAGGGTGGGTTTTGAGTCCCAGGGGTTGGTGCCGCAGCCATTGCTCGCATCTCAGCCGATGCGCCACCAGCCTGAGGCAGGGTTTGAATCATTTGCATGATTTCAGAAGGTACCAGTTCCTTGGCTTTGTAATCCATCTCGCCAAATGCAGAACCAATCTTGCCAATGGCATCTTTAATCGCCTTTTGCTCTGGCGAACCATCAGGAAACTTTTGCATCGCACCCATGAGCATACCCATACCGAGTTGCACATCAATACGGCCTTGCATTTCTTCGCCCTTCTTGGGTTCAGGCGTGGACATGGGTGAAGACATCGGCGGGGATGCTGCGCCTGACAAAGCAGGCTTTTTTTCCATGCCTTCTTCGCCTTCAGTGCCTTCTTCCTCGACTTCGATCTCCATCGAGGCTTTTCCATCACCTTTGGCACCGCCTCGGATGAGTTTCATCAAATCTTCTGCACTAACACCCATATTTATGTCCTTTCAGGGCGGTTTGTAACCACTTACCGACCGTCTGTCAAGCGATCAACGGCGATAAGGGCGTGATCGACGTAACATTTTGCGTTGCATCATGAAAAACGACCTCCTGCGCGTTGATAACCCGTGCGATTCATCGTTGCACGACCGTAATTGAGTTGCGGGGTGCGATAAATCTGTTTTAACTGAGATTCATTGGTTCTTGGACGGTCATTTTTGTAGGAATAACGGTCAGTACCGCCGCTTGAGCCTCCAGAACCACCATTCATGTTGGAATTACCGTTTGTCAGCATAAAAACCTCTACATAGAAGGAGGAGCAGCGCCTTCAGGGGTTGGCTGCTGTTGTTTTTGCATCTCTTGTGCTGCTTGCTGTGCTTGTTCCATCTTTCGGAGGTCTTCTTTGAGCAATTGCTTCATCGGAGGCTCCAAAATGTCAATCAAACGCTCTTTAGTGATCGCACCACGGTCTGCAAGCTGGAATGCAAGGCTTCGCAGGTCTTCTGTAAAGATCGGTGAGTTGGAATGTGCATCCACTTTCACCACAAAATCCTTGGTGAACTGGTTGGCAATGAACTTATCACCCTGATCATCGGTGTAAATGCGGTCAGAATAGGCTTGCATGGCCTTCAAATACAGCGTTGCCATCTTTTCTAAGGCATCTTCAATGATTAGTGCACGTTTTTTAGCCCTGGAAGACCCTAAACGTGCCAATTGAGACGCATGTCCAGCACTTCTTACCCCTGATTCACCCCTGCCTTGCAGCACATTGACAATGCCAGAGGCTTCTTCAAACATCTGATCAATCTCGCCGATCTCTCTAAAGAGATCATTGGGGATGGACGGTGCCATTTGCTCGACTTTGGCATTCGGCATGTCAGTAGAAAGCAGGCCACCCACCCGGTTGAGTGCAAAGTTCTTCTCATCAAGCAAGCCTGTAAAGCCAATCAGCGCTGTAGGCGGTGATACTTGCTTGGATAAAAGGTCAAGAATCTCTGACATTCGTTTATTGCGCATGTCTTGCAAGAACACCAGTCTTGCTACTTCAGAGATTCCCCAGTAGTAGTCGTACTGCGGGGTGGGACAGAGTTGAATAAAGGGCAATTCACCCTTTAAGAACATACTTTCACCAGGCCTGTCATAGATGATGACGTTCGGGTCTGCAATGGTGACGCACTGATAGTCATCGGTATTGTCATTCCAGACCCATAACTCAGTCATCTTGATCGTATCTTCAGCAACACGAGCCTTGTATTGCTGCATACCAGCAATATTGAGGTTCACATTGCCGTACATGGTTGGATCAGTGGCTGACAGAATCAAACGCTGAATGCCATCAGGCACTTGGTTTTCTTGACTGGCACCCATTTGCAAGCGAGCCAGCAATGCCTCACGTTGCGGATGCGAATACAACCTGGCGTACAACTCAGAGCGGGTGATGTAGTAGATCTGTACTAAGGCTTCCTGACGGTCTGTATGCGGGGTATCTTCTCGATACACCCCAATACACCGTGGGTCTACCATGTACGGGTGCAAGCCATTCTTCTGAATGAGTTTGATGAAGGTTGAGTTGTAGCAAAGCGCCCAGTTCAACGCTTGGGCAAAGACTTGATCAGCATTGCTATTGAGCCAATCGTCATTTAATGCGCCCGTAAGCGATGGAATCTTGGTTTGTTCATGCGAATTGACCGAAGCACCGAGTGCAATCGTAAAGCGTGTTGTTTCTGCGGAATAGAGAAACGAGGAGAGTTGGTCAATGTGCGGATAAATCTTGTTGTAGTAGGCTGGCGGTGCATCAAGGCCAGCACCAAACAGATAATACGAACGCAGGGAGTCATAGGTGCCTGTGCGCTCCTGAATGCTGACAGAGCATTTATCTACCAAATCACTGTAGAAATACTCGCGCTGTATGGGATCGTCAGGAATTCTCATGTAGGTAACTTTAAGTTCTCATGATCACGAATGACCACCGATGGCGTTGGTTTGCGCAATGCTATACCACTTTCTTTCACCGCAGACAAGCCCCCAACGGTTTCACCATGGATTGAATTCAGATTGTAGTTGCCTAATTGCTTGGGATTACCCCATTGCACGGCAAATGGATTCTGTGGGTTACCAGCCTGTTTATTGCCTAGCAGTGCATGTTGTTGATGATCACCTTCACGCGAAGACTTAATGTCACTCATGCCGTAATCCTTGGCTAATTCACGCAGTGTCGTGTCAGCATGTTTGGTGGAATCTGACTTCATACCGACAGCTTGCAAAAAGACCATCTGAATATCTGCGGTGCAACCATGTGGACATACAGGCTCTCTGCTTTCAAAAAAGCCGTGTGCGGGGCACTTATAGTCATGAACGACTGCCATGGGTTCTCCTTAGTTGTTGATCAAGATTAGGCCGTTGATAGTCTTGTGACTTGGGTCGTATCCCAAGGTCTAACTTAAAGCCGCTGCCATCGTAAGTAATCAAACGACGCTTTACCATCTGTGGCTTGGGTTGCTTTCTGAACTCAAGATACTTCTTACCTGACTTCATCATGATGGCAACATCACCACGCACCCATTGCTCATAAGCACGGTTAACACGGGTCTGTACGAGTTCTGTCAGCGGGTATTTGCCATTGAGAAACACATCTCTGAGATGCAATGGATTAAGACCGCATAGCTCGGCAAACAAGGCCACAGAAATACCACGCCGTTTATCCCGCAAGAAAGCAGGCATGACTTCCATCATTTGACGCTTACTGAGGGCCAACGCCAATCGCCTTTAAGTAATTGTTAATCTGCTTATCCACCACAGGTACTTGGGTGGGGTTAATCGCTTCTTCTTTACGATCTCTGGTCATGCGCATTTGCAAGAGCCTTGGCATGAGTTGCTCGGCATAGGCAACGCAAGCAAGGGCTGTGGCAATGACTCGATCATCTTTATTGCGTCCATAGGCGGCAATAGAGCCTTGATCACGCACCACAGACTTCATCTCTTCCAGTAAGTCCATGGAGTACACATTCATCATCCCACGCTCAAAGTAGTCCTTAAAGTAATTCAACATCCGTTCTTTGGATGAATGTGTGGTGAGGTAACCGAGGGAGTTAGACACGCCACCAAGAGAATCATTTCGCCGCCAAAGGTAGTGCTGCATGTGCGATAAGACATCCATAAGCCCTCTTGCTTTCTTAGGCTCCATGGTCTGTGCCTGACGCTTTAAGTTACGCATCTCATTGATCACAGCCTGACCAGGGCCATTAACTTCTAAGTTGAGGGTGGAGTTCTTATAAGCCCCTGCCATGTAACAAACCACCCAGGCAAACTGGTAGGTGTTGAGTTCTGAGGTAGCGAATTCTGCAACTTGATCAAGTCCATCCGAATAGCATCGATAGATCTGGATGCAGAAACGATCTGCCCAGTCGCTGCTTCCATATGCTGGATCAGCACCGATAACGTAATAGGCGTTGTCAACAGGTTCCTCCCATATCTTTAACGTTGCCATGCGCTCCGTACTTTGAATGAGTTCTGTGTCCTCAAAGAGTTGACCCATGGAGAACCGATAAAACCGGGGAAGCAATTGCTTGGCAACCTTGGCTTGATCAGTACATCGGGCATGTGAGAAGAAACTTGAACCCGTCATGATGAAGGCATAGTCTTCAGTCGGCGGGAACTCTTGATACATCAAGGCTTCATCTTTAATCCCTTCAGCCATCTTCCATCGCCACCAGGCAATCTGCCTTGAATTGATCTCCACCTGGTAGAGTTTCTTAACCTCTCTTGTCCATTCTTTCTCTTCCGGATTTAACTTCCCATCCCAGTACACTCGATACACATCGGATTTTGGATCAGCACTGTAGAGTTCATTACGCCACCAGCCACAAAAGATTGCTTTCTGTGTCTTGGCACGTTTAGCTACCGTCCACATGTCATGCCACATATTGAACCCACGGGCAGTGCTTTCAAAGAGATATAGCCGGTTAGGGTTCTTTTCTGCCAACGACGCTAGCAACGAAGCCAATCCTTCTTCATCACCCCAAGACGATGTTTCTGTGCCATGCAGATAGGTAATCCCCTTACCACGTCCTAACGACCCCTTGGCTCGCAAGCCTGCCACCTGGTAGAAAAGCCTTGACCGGTTCTTTAACACCATCTGATTCCTGTTATGCGTCATCAAAGGAATCTTGAACTCTGGTGGCAAACCATCCATGTACATCGCCAGTGTCGTTCTGAACTGGTCTCTATTCTCTTCCGTATCGGTTGTGAGCGTTCCCTGAAACCCAGGGTTCTTAAAGTGCCAGTAAAGGTCTAAAGCAAGCGATATGGTCGTTATCCCTAACTGCCTACCCTTAAGAATCACAAAGAAGTGAATGTTGTTATTCAACCCCTTGGCAATCTCTTCCATCACATAAGTCTGACTGCCAAGCAAACGATTCCCTAACCGTTGTATCCCCAACTCTTTGGTTTCAACCTTTAGTTCCTTGCAGAACTTGTAGAAGTGATTGAGATCAAACTTCATTCAGTGCCTGGTTCATATTGGTAATACATGCACACCTTCTCTGCCAGCAAACCATCCCTTGTGCAAATCAATACCACTTCCTTACCCTCATGGCTTTCTTTTAACCCAATCTCTTGGCTGTAGTGGCAGTTTCTGCAATCTTGCTTCAATTCCATAAGTCTCCTTTAACCACATCACCGTCTTTTGCTCATCAGCACTCAAAGGACGTTTCTTCCTCTCATCCTCATACCACTTCATCGCTAGATACGGATAACTAGGATCACCCTCTGCATACTTCGTAATCCATCTCACCGCATCATCATGCTTCACT